TCCACCTCAGGCGGCGGTGGTATCTTGGTGTTTTCACACAACCAAGAAGGTCTTTCGAATGTCTAAACTCGATAACCACGAAATTGAACTACCTGCATGCCCCGAGTGCGGCGCTAAGACGAAGAAGAAAATCGCTTGGCTCAAGACTAATAAACACTTCACCTGCCGCTGTGGGTCCCGAATCAACGTGGACAGTAGCAAGATGACTACCCAGATCAGGAAGATTGAGGACCAGTTGAAGAAGCTGTTTAAATAGAGCTTTATCAATGGTGATCATCCCTTCGGTTGGCGCGTTGAATTCGTCATGCGCCAATTCTTCCTGCTGTAAAACCTCAATCGTGGCCAGAGGTGACAGCTCAGCAATCCGATCTTCAGTGAATTTCAAACGCTCAAGAAGTTCACGTTTGGCTTCGTTCTGAACCTTCAATTCACGCACCGCAGATATTTTTCCGCGCATCCAACCGAGCAACTCTTCATTGCTCAGATCGCCTGCAATAATTTTCGGTTCTTGCTTATCCATTCTGAGACCTCATTGAGCTACAGTGTTCTTGCCGTTGTGTGCAAACGATGGAATAAATCTAAATTAACTTAGACTATAAATCAACACTAAAAACTAAATATATTTAGTTTTTAGTTGGGGACAGGGACTTTCGAGGAAATCAGAGGGAACGAATTAGCGGCGTCTAAATTTTCGGTGTTCGACCATTACTCCAATGATGGAAATTGTTTCTTGATCTGAGTATTTTGTCGGAAAGTCATCATTAAGCGGAACAAGTGCAAAAATTTCATGGCCTTGCGGATCAACTCCCCGTGCACGATATTTTTTAAAAGTGGCTTCATGCTCACCGTTTTTCGCAACAACATAATCGCCGGGAAGTGGGCCAATTTCAGGATCGACAATGATTAAATCACCTTCAGTAAAGTCGGGCTCCATTGATTTACCCTTAATTTTGAGTGCAAAGGAGCGTGGTGATAATCCGATGTCAGTAAGGATATAGTCAACATTCCCTTCAAGGTCATGTGCATCCGACTCCGATGTCCATATACCCGCTTGTACATAGCTGATGATGGGAATCTGGCGTGTGCCAAATGAGGCGGGAATTATGTTCGATTCTTCTTCTTTCCCGTAAAGAATGAAGGATTCAGACACACCAAAGAATGCTGCTAAATTGCTAAGCGATTTCCCACCAGGCTCGTTTAGGTCTCTCTCCCAATAGCCAATGGTTACATCACTGACACCAAGTGCTTTCGCAACCTGGACCTGCGTCAATTTTCTATCTTTCCGCAGATTTTTTATCCGCTGCCCTTGGGTAAGCATTTCTCATCCTCTAAATGAACCTAAGTTATTTTAGTTTTTATTGATATAAATAAAATTAAATAATATTATCTAAATTAACTTAGAAATCGGGAGGTGTTATGACGACGAATGACCTTGAAAACTACTTTGGCGAACCGAGCAAGGTTGCTGAGTTTTTTGGGATTTCCCCAGAGGCGTTCTACTTGTGGCGAAAGCGCCCAGGCCAATTGATCCCTAAAGGACGAGCCGCTGAAGCTGCATATAGAACCAACGGTAAATTGAAATATGACCCCGCACTATACGAAAAGACTATCACCTCTGGCGTACACCCATAACTACCCAAGGATAAGAGAAATGGTAGACGTGAAATCAGTAGTAAAAGCGATGTGTAAGGCATTCCCCGGCGGGCGTTCAGCGATGGCTGGTGGATTGGGAATGACCGAAACGCAATTCAACAACAACCTGTATGAAAAGAATGGCTGTCGTTTTTTTGAAGTTTCTGAGTTGGAAGCAATGGAGGACCTGAGCGGTACAACGTACATGGCTGAATATTTCGCCCAACGTCGCGGTGGCCTGTTTGTTGATATCCCGCAACTCGAAGAACTCGACCAGGTAGAGCTGTTCAGTAAGAGCATGCGCACAGCGGCGCATCGTGGCCATGTTGACATGATTATTCAGGCGTCGCTGGAAGATGGTGTGATTGATACGGCAGAGGCAGAAGAGATCATGAAGTTTCATCAACGCCATTTGGCAGCGCGTGATGCAGAGGTTCGGGCAGTAATTGCTTTGTTTGGTAAGAAGTCAAAAGCCGGAAAGGTTGACGCCCAGACTGTGCAGGTCCGGGCGTCGGGTGCATTAACTAAACGTGTGGAGTAATCAACGCATGAACAGTTTACTCATAAAGGCTGGCGTTCCGCAAATACGCTGTTTAGCCACTGGCGGTACCACAGGCTCTTTGTCGTATGAAGTGATGATAGGTGGCTGCTGGTCGGCCTGCAACTACCAGTTCGCCGCGTGGTGGGTAGGTTATTTGCTCGAGCATAGTCGGAAGGTAAGTGCATGTCTGAAGAAATCGAACCGCTGGACAGGCTTTACAAAGATTGGCGGGGCATTGTGGTCCACGTCGTGGGATATGACAGATCCGGAGACCGCGTTATCTATATGCGCGAAAGGTATGAACACGAATGCGCGTACCCCGTTAAGCGATTCAAAGATAAGTTCACGAGGCTGTTATGAGCGTTAAGTTATCCGCATACGTCTGGGATGGTTGCGCTGCTGCCGGTTTGAAAATATCGGCGGTGGCCATAATGGCACGCCTTGCTGACTTCAGTTCCGACGAAGGTTTTTGCTGGCCATCAATAACAACCATTGCCCGCCAGCTGGGTGCCGGCGAAAGTACTGTGCGCAGTACGCTGGGTAAACTTGAGGCTGACGGCTGGATCACCAGCACCCAACGCCGGAAGGGGAACCGCAATACATCGAACATGTATCAGCTGAATATTGCGAAGCTTCGTGCTGCTGCTCACCCGTCAGATTCTGACACATCAAAATCTGACGCATCAAATTCTGCAAAAAATACTGGTTTTCACCCGCCAGAATCTGGGGGGGATCCGTTAGTAAATTCAAAACAAGATCCATCAGATAATAAAACCCTTTGTCAGCCTGCTGCGCAGACCGACGGCGAGGTTGAAATTACTGATCAGGCTAAACAGGTTCTGAACTACCTGAACCAGGTCACTGGCTCACGCTATCAGGTCAGCAAATCCTCGCTAGACAACATCCGCGGCAGACTGCGCGACGGTTTCACGGTTGAAGAGCAGCAACTGACCGTTGATTACATGCATGCCAAGTGGGGCGGCGATCTGGACATGGCTGAATACCTTCGTCCGTCCACGCTGTTCCAGCCTTCGAAATTCCCTGGCTATCTGGAAGGTGCTAACGCTTGGAGTCGTGCTGGCCGTCCAGCCCGCAAAAATGGGAAGTGGGATCGCGGCGGTGATGTGTCCGTAGATACCGCGGAGCGCGACATGGCTTACCGTCGGTTCATCAGCGGTATTGCGGGAACCAAAGCGCCGAGCGAACTGGAAAAGCAGGTTTGTACAGAAGCCAGCAAGGCCAACGTTCGTGGCATGCGCAGTGACTTCGCCATCACCACGTGGAACCGGGTTTGGAAAGACTGCGCGCAGCGCCAGCAGCAGGGGACAACAGCATGAATGAATTCGCGAGTAACACCCCAGTCGAGCACAAAGACCGCTGGCAGACGCCGGTTGATGTTTTCACCGCCCTGGATCTGGAGTTTGGTTTTTATCTGGATGCCGCTGCCGACCACCAGAACGCGCTTTGTGCCCGGTACCTCACCGAAGCCGATGATGCTCTTACCGCTGAGTGGGAGAGCTACGGTGCTATCTGGTGTAACCCGCCATACAGTGCGATCACCCCATGGGTTGAGCAGGCAGCGGCGCAGTGTCGCATCCAAAATCAGCCGGTTGTGATGCTGCTTCCGGCCGACACCTCAACTGGCTGGTTCTCGCTGGCGCTGACGACCGCAGACGAAATTCGCTTTATCACTGATGGCCGCCTGTCCTTCATCAATGCCGGTACCGGAAAGCCGGGTAAGAACGGCAACAGCAAGGGCAGCATGCTGATCATCTGGCGGCCATTCATTAAACCGCGCGGCCAGTTCACCACAGTTTCGCGTGATGTCCTGATCAGCACTGGCGCCGGCTATTTGCAGGAGGTGGCAGCGTGAACGAACTTCAAAACCTCTGGCTTTCCTCCTACCGCGGTTACCTGCAAGCCGCTTCTCCACTGGGTGAACTATCCCCCAGTGACTACACGGAAGCGAAGGAATTCGCTGATAGCCTCCTTAAAAGCCTCATCGATTTAAACGATGCCCTGTTGTGTCAGAAAAAGGAGAACGCTGCGTGAGAGCATTATTGACGCCTTACCCACAGCGCGATGCAAACATCGTGATATTAAAGCCTGGTAGAGCGCTTATGGGATTGTTCAGCCACCAGCGTCTGCTCATTTCGACCGTGCCGGAAGAACTGAAAGATTTCCCGATCGGCGAGATCCCTGCCGTCAGTCAGTCTCTTGTGGATGACGAGCGGCTTCATGGATTTTTCACTAATGAACGTGTGATCGGTGCTGCTGGTGGTGCATGGGGCATGAAAAGCTGGTTGGAAACTATGCCTTGCTGCCAGTGGGAGAACACGCCGGACGGCTATCACGATAACAATTTGGGGATGCTTGATTACGACAACAGCGCCATTCGCCTTTGCTGGCACCACGAACACAAGTTGAGGCAAATGATATTGCCGGAGCTCGACCGTCTGGCTTATCAGAATATTGCAACATGGGTAGTGCACACCGCGCAGCACCGGCTGAAGTTACCGCAGGGCCACCAGCTCAGTTTCTTTGAGTTGTGCTGGTGGGCTGTTACCGCCGGGGTGATCGACGTCATGCCGGATTCAGCAGCGCGCCATGCCTTGCGCTGGAAACCAGCGGAGCCTATAAAACCGGTAGGGCGGGAGGCTGACATTCAACCCGAGGCGGTACCCGTTGAAGTCCTGGTGGAGAAAGCCGAAAAGGTTAAACCGGTGCTGGCGCTGGCCATCGACCCGGAAACGCCGGAATCTTTCATGCTTCGACCGAAACGCCGCCGCTGGGTAAATCCAAATTATACGCAGTGGGTTAAGCGCCAGCCATGCTGCGGCTGCGGGAACCAGGCAGACGACCCGCACCACATCACCGGCTACGGACTGGGCGGTATGGCAACAAAATCGCATGACATGTTCGTGATCCCGCTGTGCAGGCGGTGCCACGACGCATTACACGCGAATACGTCAGCTTGGGAAGAAGAGAATGGCAGCCAGGCAGTACTGGCGTTGAAGACAATAGATAGCGCGCTGGCGATGGGTGTTATCACTACCGGCAAAGCTAAATAAGTGTGGAGAGAATAATGCGTGATATTCAGGAAGTACTATCCCGGTGGGGTGTTTGGGCTCGAGATAATAGTGGTATTGATTTTTCTTCCATAGCCGCAGGCTTCAAAGGTTTGTTACCACCTTCAGGTGCAACGGCGCTGTCATGCAGCGATGATGTTGGTTTAATTGTTGATGGGTGCGTTGCTCGATTAAAGCAGCGTAGACCCGACGAGAGCAATTTGTTGATTCAGCACTATGTTTATAATCAATCGAAGCGGTCGATTGCAAAGCGATTAAGGAAAGATGAAAAAAATGTCAGGATATCAATACAATTAGCCGAGGGATTTGTAGAAGGATGTTTATCAAGTCTTAATGCTGGGGTGTGAATTATATAAATATACTAGGGTCTCCCCTAGTATATTTCCTATATTGCAATTAACCCCAGTTCTTATAATGTTCTTGGAGGTAATTACACCAAGTTTTTAATGTCCTAGAACGCCTCTGCTTAGTCGTTTCACTAAGCGTTACTGCGCATTCGTCAAGGAATTTTTTTGCTGTATCGGGATTGACTTGGCTAATATTTTCAACCTCGCTCCACATTATCCATGTCCAACCACAGTGGCTATTTTCGAAGCACTTGGCGGTAATTGATAATTTAGCGTCATCTGAAGCCAAGATCATCTGTTGCCCAATGGATGTAACCGTCCCAGAATCTGAAATAAAACCTAAAATATTAGCTGCATCTTCATAGTATGCAATATGTCGATCACTCAGCCCAGTTGCAACCCTATCAAGAAAACCATTTTTCCATATGTTTTCTACAAGACTAAATACTCTGGTTAAAGTGTCTGCTTGTGGGACTTGCCAACTGCTCAAATCAAGTGATGACAAGCGGTTAATTTCTTTCAAATAAAAATCAGCATCAAGCTTACTGATTTTTAAGAACTCATCTTCAGAATTCTTATTACTCAAATCAATAATAAGATTTTTATTTGAAATATGCGTAAATAGTTTTTCCAATGCTTGCAGTGGAATCTTCTTCTCTTTAATAAATGAACCAATTGCAACTCTCATTTTCATTCTATTGGTTAACTCTTTCAAGTTACCTTCTATAAGATTGAATTTGCTTGAGTTAAAATCAACTATAAATGAACCAGGCTTTCCACTTACAGGAAGCAATTTGTCATGAATTTTGAATGAAGATATGAAATCATTTAGCAATTCATTAAGAGTATCAAATATCGGAGCTATACTAGTGAAATCAATAAGAGATCTACTTGCCTTAGGTCGGTCTATGTGCAATGAATAATCTGCATGTAAAATGCCTGCTTCAATTATTTCATTGAACTCCACTTCAGCAAGATGATTTTCCACCATGCTAATATGTATACCGCGGTCTGGCATTATTATTTCAGAAGATATATCACCAACAATGGTTTCTATAGTTGCTGGCTTTCTTTTATCAAAAGGCGTCAAGATTTTAAAGTAAGTTTTATCTTCTTTTTCATTAAGTGCACTATAAATATCAAGAGCTTTTCTTTCAAGCGCGAGCAGTCTAGATTTTGTTATATCAATCGCAACCCAAGTGTAATCATCATCATCTTCATCTATCCAGTAGACAAGCAAAAATTTCCCACGGCTAGAGATGACTGAAAAAAGCTTAGGGCCATCGAAATAATCATAGATCGATCTGAAGTACAGATCTCCATGAATCGATGATTTTATAAAAACTTTCTTCATAATTATGCCACTTCTAGAAATTGGAAATACGTATGTGTTTTCACACCGTCGTACGTCCAAAGGGTGTGGTGGTACTCTTTTTGGAAGGTTTGCTTGACTAACCCAATTTCTTCATTCAAAGAGCCTTTCGCAATAAATCTCTTGCGCGTTGCATTCCTAAACCTTCCAACGGTTTCACGTGCGCCTTCAAGGGTATTTTGAATTGAGATCCCGTAAGAGCAAATATACTCTAAACCTGTACGTTCATCCAGTGTATGGGGGTTTTTCTGATAGTCGCTTGCACAACATTTTGCGCTGGGTTGTTGTTTGTTAGTTATGCGGTAGTAGTCACCAGCAGGCGCATGTGCTCCATCCGGCGGAATGCCATCAGGGAAATCAGGCCATTGAGGCATAACTTTTTGTGCTGTGTTTGTCATGTAAGTACCACACAGAGTGCTTTGTCTTCTGACGAGCAATCAAATTAATTCAAATAAAGAAATAGTAACATTTCGATACTATTATCTTCCCACCTAATTTCCATGGTGCTAAGTATAAATAAAACAAAGAGTTATAAGAATAAAGCTTATTATTTTGTGCTTTCAAAGAGTTGCATTACTTTAACTAGGTATTGTTACAGGCTCAACAAAAAAATCTCACGCGGTCCGCAAAAAACCTTGTAGTGTGTTAAGAGTGGTCACGTAGTCACAAAGCTTAGACAATCTCAGAACCTCGCTCCGGCGGGGTTTTGTCGTTTCTGGAGGTTAGAAAAATGCACCAGTAAACGGATAGACCGCAGGCGTCAGCCAATGCAGCAGTAATGATGCTGCCCCGAGTCGCGTAATGGCGAGCAGGATTAGCTATCCGTGTGAGGGTTAATAAGGGAATTAGCCCCGGTAGAGCAGTGCGACAGCCAGACGCGCACCGGTTATCAGCGGCATGATGCGACAGCAACTCAAGGACATGAGCGCGGCCACTGTGAGAGTGTAGCAATTAGGTTTGCGTATTTTCTATAAGTGCAAGATTAATATAGTAATGTAAAGTTCAGACATCAGGGTTGTGAGAGTCAATTTAGAAGCGTAACATTTCTCTTCTTCGCTCTGCGCACCGCCAGATGATGCAAGCACAGCAAGATTTTATATACCGCCGCTAGCTCAGTTGGTTAGAGCCAATAACCTTTATGTTGTAGGAGCGAGGTTCGAGGCCTCGGTGGCGGGCCAATGCGGTCAT